TACACCATCAACACGTTCGAGCAATCTAGCCTCGACCACACTAAACAGTATTGCGAACGGTGCCGAAACAGGCGCGATCAGCTATGACAACTCAACCAACCTCGATCTCTACGGATCGGTCACGATCAAGCTGGGCAGCATTACGCCTGCGACTGGTGGATCGATCACGCTGCGCGTGACGCTCAACGACGGCACTGACACTGCGGATCGCATCGGCGGCGACTTGTACGTCGTGCCCCTGATCAGCGGCGCATCGGCAAAGGTGGCGGTCATCAACATGGTGCGGCTGTACCCGTATTCCATGCGATTGAGCGTGGTCAATAACGCAGGCGTGGCGTTTGCCTCATCCGGCAACGAAATTTACGTGCGTCCTTGGAATGAGGATATTGCGTAATGCCGCGCGGGGTTAACCAATACGATGAGGCACAGTTGCAGGGGCTGTTGTGGACGCCTGACTTGGTGCGGCCTGCGCTGTGGCTGGATGCTGCTGATGCTTCTACAGTTTCAGTAGCAACAGGCGTGAGCGAGTGGCGCGACAAAAGCGGCAACGGGCGGCATTTTACGCAGACAACCACGGCCAACCAGCCAGCGTATAACCAGAACGGCATTAACGGTCTGAGCAGCATCTCGTTCGACGGCACCGCCAAAGCGCTACGAAGAACACCCGAGGCTTGGGCGTTTCAATATCCGGTCACGGCGTTCATCGTGTTTCGGACGGCCGCATTCAACGGTAGCTATAACTCGCTTTTTGAGTTTTACACCGTGGCTGGTCAAACAACTGCCGGATGGAGTGACCTAATCGGCCCATCCTTGCGGTCTGCGATTTATGCAACAAACACAGCCGGAACACAGAACTTCTATGACGGCACCGGGTTGGTTACTTACGCCACAAATCGAACCTACATTTTTACAGGCATACATCAAAACAACTCGCTAGTTGGGCTGCGAAACGGAAACGCAGACGGTAGCAACTCCGGCTCCTATACGTTGCGGACGAACTTAGGAACTTCGCCGCTGTACATAGGCTCATCGCCTTTGTTCAGTCGGTACACGAACTGGCAAATTGGAGAGGTAATCATCACAAATAATGCGGCGCTATCCGTACCGGATCGTTTGAAAATTGAGGGATATCTTGCGTGGAAATGGGGCATTGCCGCTGACGTGGTGACTAGCAGCCCCTTCGCCAACCGCCCGCCGCTGATCGGGGACTGACGTGCTGCGCGTTCGCGTCCCCCGCATCGGCGGTGGTAGCGGTGGGCCGAGTGCCACGACTGAAACGTTGTCAGCAATTGATACAACAACTGCATTGGCTGCTTTTTCAGTCGCAGTTTCAGAAAGCGCAGCGGCAAGCCATTCTCAAGCAGCAGGACAAATTGCTGTCAGCGCAATTGCTGAATCAGCCACTGCCTCAGACACGCAATCTGCAACCACGATATTTGTTAGTGCCGGAACGGAAACGGTCGCTGCCGCAGATGCGCAGTCTTCAAGCGCGGTGTTTGTCAGCAGCAGCACTGAAACAGTCTCTGCAACAGATACACAGTCCTCAACCACTGGTGCCGGTTCGAGTTCCACTGTTGAAACGCTGGCAGCAACTGATGCGTCGATTGCATCGGTCGCGTTTTCGGTCGTGGGATCAGAGAGTTCGGCGGCAAGTCATTCCCAAACGGCAAGCCAGATCGCCATAACGGCGATTGTTGAGTCTGTTGCTGGGACAGATGCACAGTCTGTAAGCGCGCTGTTTGTCAGCACAACAACCGAAACGGCCACCGCAACGGATTTGCTGGCTTCGCCAATTCCGGCGTTTGGTTCAGTAACCGAACTTGTCACTGCCAGCGAACAGCAAAGCGCCGCTATCTTTGGTTTGCAAGCTCTGACCAAAGACGAGAAGTTATTTGTGTTTATCGACGACGAGCCGATTTTCCGGTTTGTTGCGAGAGAAGACCTGTTCGTGCAAAGCGACGACGTCGAACTATTCGTTCGGTTTATTGATTAATTTTTTTGAGAGGAGTAACCATGAATAATGAAAAAGCGAGCGCCAGTATGGCGGCCGGTGCGACATTAGTCGCTGGCACGGTGCACCAAGAATCTGGCGAGGCGCACGGTCGTTATGTCGTTGAGTGTTTTGACAAAGACGGCAAACTCAAGTGGAAAGACACGATTGAAAACATCGTCACCACGGTTGGCAAGAACAACCTGCTTGACCAATACCTCGGCGGTTCGGCGTATACCGCTACTGTTCGTATGGGCCTCAAGGGCACGGGTACTGCCGTTGCTGCTGATACACAAGCCTCTCACGCTTCATGGCTGGAGCAAGGCGGGACAAATGCGCCGACCTACACCGGTAACCGTCCGACTGTAGCGTTCTCGGCGGCGTCCGCTGGCTCTAAGGCGACCTCGGCTGCTGTGTCGTTTGCGATCACCGGCACCGGTACCGTGCATGGCTGCTTCATCAACATGAACGGCAGTGCAACCAAGGACGACACAACCGGCGTGCTGTACTCGGCTGGTGACTTCTCTGGCGGCTCCAAGGCGGTGAGCAACGGCGATACCCTCAACGTAACCTATACCGCAACAATCACGTAATGCCACAAGTTGTTGCCGACCGCGTCCTCGAAACAACAACGACGACCGGAACAGGCACGATCACATTGGGCGGTGCCGTCACCGGGTATCAGTCTTTTGCTGCGATTGGTAACGCGAACACCTGTATGTATGCGATTGAAGATCGCAACACAGGCGCATGGGAAGTCGGCATTGGGACTTACACATCTTCCGGCACCACGCTTTCCCGCACGACGATCTTAGCGTCAAGTAACGCAGGTTCGGCGGTTAGCTTTGCCGCTGGCACCAAGTATGTCTTTGCAACACTCGCCGCTTCCAAGATTGCACCAGGTAAGGAGACAATTTGGGTTCCTGCCGGTGCGATGACTAGGGCCACCACCAACGGCCCAGCGTCTGCACAGGTTGAGACGACGACTAATAGACAAAACTTCTCTGTTCTTGATTTTGACCCGTCAACAATCCAGTACGCGCACTTCAACGCAAGGATGCCGAAGTCGTGGGACCTCGGCACACTCACCTTTGTGGCGGTGTGGCTACACCCTTCGACGGCGACGAACTTTGGCGTTGTGTGGGCGCTACAGGCTTTGGCACTGAGCGACAACGAAGCCCCTGATGCAGCTTGGGGTACCGCTGTCACACAGGTCGATACGGGCGGCACGACGAACAACATTTACCACTCTCCGGAAAGTGCGGCGGTTACTGTCGGTAGTTCGCCAGCAGCGCAAGACCTTGTTGCATTCCGCTTCTATCGTGATGCAACAAACGGCTCCGACACGATGGCCGTGAACGCTCGTCTTGTTGGGGTCGCTGTGTTTATGACGGTAGCCTCTGCGAATGACGCTTAATCATGTTTGCGATCAATCGTCTTAACGGGTTCAACGCGGGCGCAACCGGTCTGCCAGTCATCAACCTCACCATCTCGACAGACCAGCTTGCAGGGTACAACGCCTTTACAGCAGCAGGTTCGCCTGCGGGGGCGGTTGATTTACGAATCACGGTCAATAGCAGCATTATTGTTTCAGAACTTCGTGCGCTCAGTTTCGCGGCAGGTTCCACCATCCTCATCACCAATAACGGTACGATTCGTGGTGTGGGTGGTACCGGCGGCGATGGTGGGAGTATCTCGTGGTTCGGTTCGTTAGCTGGGGCGCAAACGGGAGGCGCGGGCACTGATGCTATTCAGACTAATCGACCAACCACAATCAACAATACTAGCGGCAACGTCTGGGGTGGTGGCGGTGGTGGCGGCGGTGGCGGTGGCGCAACTGACCAAACTAATGGTGCGTTGGCCAGTGGTGGTGGTGGTGGTGGCGGGGCGGGCGACGGCTCGGCGGGTATAGCTGGGGTCTGCGACACTTTCAGCGGTGGAGTTGCTTATCCCGGTTCCAGTGGACAGCGTGGAGTCCCAACATCCGGCGGACTTGGTGGAGCTGCTTCTACCGGCTCAGGAGCTAACAGCGGCAAAGGAGGCGACGGTGGCGATTACGGACAGGTGGGCGCTAATGGTGCCGACGCTACTCTAGGTGATACCTACATCGGTAACGGTAGCACTGGCGGCGCAGCAGGTCGCGCTGTATTCACTAACGGTGCTGGTCTTACATGGACTGGCGGTAACAACGGTACACAGGTTAAAGGAACGGCGGCATGACGACCTACGCGCTTGTGGATAACCAAGATCAGCTTATCCGGACACAGGATTTTGATGGCGCAGCGCCTGAACTCGCTACGGCGAAAGGGTTGCGCTGGGTGCCGTGGCAAGATGCCCCGATGCCGACAACTACCGTCTTTGAGAGCGCGACGGCCGATGGAGTCCATATCGTCGGCGGAGCCCTTACGACAAAATGGGTAGTCAGTGAATTGAGCGAACAGCAAAAGGCGACAAAGCTCGCGCAGCTCAAGGCCGCACGGAATCAACAGATAAACGATGACCGTGAAGCTGCGAACTTCGGCACGTTTACTCACAATGGCCAGCCGGTGTCTTGCGACAGACTTTCCCGGTCCGACATTGACGGCATGGCCAATCAGATTGGCCTGTTAGGCGACTTCCCGCAAGGGTGGCCGGGGTACTGGAAGTGTGCGGACAACACGTATTTAGAGATGACGACAATCGCGCAGTTCAAGGCGATGTATGCCTCGATGATAGGGCAAGGCTTGTATAACTTTGGCGTATCGCAAACACGTAAAGCCGCGCTTGCGGCAGCAACCACACCTGAAGAGGTAGCCGCCGTCTAGGAGATAACATGCTGGGATTTGGACCGATATCAGATGCAGCGGTATCGGCCTTCCGCATTGTCACCTTTGCGGTCCTTGCCTCGGCAACTGAAACCGCCACTGCAACAGATACGCAGACCGGTGCCGTAACTTACCCGGCATCGATTACCGAGTCGGTAGCAGCGACGGAAACATCGGACGCGACCAAGACTGGCCCGATTGTTTTCTCGCTGGGAATAATTTCAGGCCAGCCGATTTCGTCGCTCCTGCAACTGAGCAACACCTACTCGGATAGCGTTACCGAGACTGCCGCAAGTTCGCATTCTCAGTCTGTTATTGCCACGTTCGTATCGGCGGTAACTGAGACGGCGGCGGCAACTGATAATCAAACTGGTGTTACGGTCGTTACTCGCAGCGGGGCAGAAACTGCCGCAGCAGCAGACGCAACTACTGGTGTACTGGTTGTCACTCGCAGTGCAGCAGAGACGGCGGCAGCGACCGACACTGAAACAGGTGTGTTGGTTGTCACGCGGAGCGCGACGGAAACGGCAGCAGCGGCGGATGCTGAAACCGTCGTTGCGGTGTTTGCCGGTGCTGTAACCGAGTTGGCTGCTAGTGCACACACGCAGACGGTCATTGCCACGTTTGTCGCGGCGACGTCCGAGACGGCGGCAGCAACCGAGGCACAAACGGTCTCGGCAGTGTTTACGGCGACCGCCCTTGAGACGGCTGCTGCAACGCACGCGCAGACCGTCGCAGCTGTATTCAATGTGTCGGTCGGTGAATCTGTTGCCGCAACAGACGTATGCGACAAAGACGGCGCGGCTTCCGTTTTTGCGACTGAGTCCGCCGCATCTGGTGATAGCTGTACGGCGACCGTTGTTTATGCAGCAGGCCATGTAGAAACCGCGACAGCGACGGAAGCAGCAAGCGCAGCGGCAGTATGGACGGCAACCCGGACTGAATCCGCCGCAGCCACTGAGACTCAAGCCGCCGCACTGGTGTTTACCGTAGCGCGGACCGAATCAGCAGCGGCAAGCGAAGCGCAGACAAACAGCCTTACGGCTGTTGCACAGGTTCAAGAAACAGTCACAGCGACCGACACGGCTAACTTTGCGTCGGCGCAAAACGTCAGTATGTCCGAGACGGCAGAGGCATCTGACACCACAAATGCCGACGTCATCCGAATCTACCCGCTATACCCGCGCATATCGGTGCGCAAACCAGTCGATGACATTTTTGTCGGCACCAAAGACAACAGTATTTTTGTAAGGAGAATGTAATGGACAAGCTCGGGAAATGGGTGATTGACTTCATCGCCGCCGCCAAGACGCTATTCGACCAGCGCACGGTATGGCTGGCCTTCCTACCCTTCGCGATTCTGTTCTTTGTGGATCCGGCATGGGCGAAGACCCTGGCACAGATCACCGCGTCAACAGTAGTCCTTGTGGGGGTTTCTCACTTTCTCAGGAAATTCATGTTCCCAGGCTTTGACCTGCAAGCGGCCATGGAAACGGCCTGCAAGGATTCTCTGCCGGCGTCGATCGTGGTTTTTGCTGTGTTGATATTCCTGACCACGTTGATGGTCCTGCTGGCCGGTAGTTTGAAGTGATACCCGATCAGGCTGTACCGTTCCTGCCGATTCTCGCGCAGGAGCGTGCAGCCTATTTTCAGGAAGTGCCAACGAAAGTATTGGCCGGGCTGATCGACCACGAAACGGCATGCCCGGTCCCAAGAAAGTGTTGGAACCCCAAGGTGAACTTCGAGACCTCGCGGGAACGCGGCGCAGGGCTCGGACAAATCACCAAAGTCTTCGGCCGGTTTGATGCGCTGCAAGAAATGCGCGACAAACACCCCAGTCTGGCCGGATGGAACTGGGAAACGACTTTGTATGACCCGCGTTACCAGCTGCGCGGAATTGTGTTGAAGAACCGCGATAACTACAAACACATGAGCTTCGCGGCCGACATGAAAGAGCGTGAAGCCTTTATGTTGACCGCCTATAACGCCGGGGTTGGTGGCGTGCTCAAAGATCGAACGTATTGCCGAAACACCGCGAATTGTGACCCTTCCCGTTGGTTCGGACACGTCCAGACGACTTGTACGGCTTCAAAAACGAAGCTCCAAGGCTACGGCCTTACCTTTTGCCAGATCCGCGGGAAGTATGCAGACGACATCATGCACAACCGCGCACCGAAATACGAAGGGTGGAAATGATGGACAAGATCGTCGGCTACATCGTGGTCGCGCTACTCGCGGCCGGTGCCTTGTGGAAATTGAACGACATGGTTGCCGATCACTACCAAGCACCGGTAAAGGCCAAGCTCGAAGCCGCTGAAACATCCCGCGACGCATGGCAGGCAGCAGCTCGAGACGAGAAGACCAAACGCGACACGCTCAACGCACAACTGCTGGCGCGTGACGCCTCAGACCGCAAGATCAACGAAAAACTGAACAGGGTAGCCAATGAAATCGAAAGCCTCAAATCACAAAAGCCCGACGTTAAGGCTTGGGCCGATGGTGTTATCCCTATTGATGTTCTCCGGCTGCGCTTGGATGCCGAAGGAACCACCACCGGCACCCCAAGTGTGCAAGGTGGACCCAGCGTTAAAGCAGACGGTCGACTCCCCGGCGTCACTGACGGAAGGGGCGACGAATCAACAGATGTGGAATCGGATGCAGGCGCTGGAAGCAGCCCTAGCGAAGTGCAACCAACGACTAGCCTCTATCAAGTGAGCGATCATGCCTAACAACCAAGACGACCGGCGCGGGTGGCACCTCGACAAGACCATCAACGCATCGCATTTACTGATTACGTGCGGCGCAATTGTGACCGCCGGCATCTTCATATCCCAACAGGACAAGAGAATCGCATTGTTAGAGAACTTCGTGGTTCAACAAAAAGCCACTGACGCAAGCCAAGACGCACGAAGCGCCGAAGCCAAGACCGAAATCAAAGCCGACCTGAAAGACATCAAGGAAGACGTCAAGCTATTGGTCCGGCAGAGCGGAGCAAGACGTTGAGCGCCACCCGCGCCAACTACCCGTCAATTGAGCCAGCCAGCGCCGACCGTGGTAGCTGGGCAGTCACCCAACTGGAATGCGCTCACTGTGGCTGGTTGAGAGCACACGTCCACCCTTGTGGGGTGGATATCGAAACCGACACATGCCATTGCGGCAGCACCACCTGGCACCTATTTGAAGAACCCCGCCGAGACTGGCGAAACCTGCATTAACCAAAGGACCACCATGAAGAAAGCTGCCACCCCTCCGGGCGCGGCGAAGGGGAAAAAAGCCCAATCGCCCAAACCCCGCAAGACTTCCAAGGCGAAAACCGTAAAACCCGTGGTTGTGAAACCCACCGGCAACCCAGTCGCAGAGAGCAAGAACGCAAAGGTTCAAAAAGTAGCAAAAGCTGATACCAAAACGGCGAAAGTCTCAAATTTGCCGAGTCCAGACCAACCTGAACAGAAAACGGTATCAAAACCTGATACCGATAAGCGTGGACGCGGCCGACCGACAGACTACAAACCGGAATACTGCGAGCTTGCAACCAAGTTTTGCCTGCTCGGCGCGGATGATGAAGATTTAGCCAGAATGTTTGATGTTGATGTGCGAACAATCTACCTTTGGAAAGACGCGCACCCTGAATTTATTCAGGCCATAAAAGAGGGTAAAGACATCGCTGACGCGGAAATCTCGGCAAAACTCTTTCACCGGGCGAAAGGCTACTCGCACAAAGCGGTCAAGATCGTCGCCGATGCAAAGACCGGCATGGAGCACATCGTTCCATACACCGAGCACTATCCTCCGGACACTGCCGCTTGTATTTTCTGGCTCAAGAACCGCCAGCGCGCTAAGTGGCGCGACAAGGTTGAGCAGGAAGTCACCGGCCCGGATGGTGGACCGCAGGAAATCATTAACCATGTCGTCAAGACCGACTACGACAAGCTGCGCGCAAAGCTCAATCAACACAAACAGGTGCGCGCATGACGGCTCAAGAAAAAGCTAGAGGCTTTGAGAGGGACTTAGGCGACGGTGCTCGCCATCTTGGCGGCTTGTATGTCCTTCTTGAAGAAACGAAAGCGCACATTGCTCGCATTGAAAAATCCGACGATCCTATGTGTCGCGTAGTCGACCCTAGCGCACCAGCAGGCGATTACGGCCGTAGTTCGCTGAAGTTGGTCGTACCTCGAGAGTACGTGCTTGTAGCCAACCGGGAAGAGGCAAAACGCCTAGCCGCGGCGATTGAAGTTTCCCGTAAAAATCTGGCCGACGAAATCGCGAAATTCGGTGAAACTGCCGTCTGACATCGTTGAAACACTCCATGCGACGCACTTCGAAGGCATCATCGACGCATGGGAAGCGATCGAGGAAGCGCACGGTCACACCGATGAGATTCGTGCCGAACTTGGGAGAGTAGACCGCTTCTACCTGCTGGTGAACCTGTTAAACCGGCCTGACGCGTTCCACTCATGGCTTTATGCCAGGTGCCGCGAGGTCGAAGCTGCAACAGACGGCTACTTGGATTTGTGGGCGCGTGAGCACTACAAGTCAACGATCATCACGTTCGCCGGGATTATTCAGGAGATATTGAAGGATCCCGAGATAACGATTGGCATTTTCAGCCACACCAAACCGGTGGCGCGGAAGTTTCTGATTCAGATCAAGCAGGAATTCGAGACCAACGAGTTGCTGAAACATCTGTACTCAGACATCTTATGGGCCAATCCCAAGACTGAGGCTCTCAAGTGGTCCGAAGAGAAGGGCATTACGGTCAAACGCCAGTCAAACCCGAAAGAGGCGACGGTTGAAGGGCATGGACTGGTCGACGGTATGCCGACTGGTGCTCACTTTGGGCTGATGGTGTTCGATGACGTGGTGACGCTCGAGTCAGTCGGCACGCCGGACCAAGTCAAGAAAACGACGAAGGCATGGGAGATCGCCGATAACTTGGGCGCCAGAAACGCCGATGGCAATATCCGCAAGTGGCATATCGGTACGCGTTACTCGTTCGGTGACACTTACGCGGATATCATTGAGAAGAAAGTTCTCAAGACGCGCCTACATCCAGCGACTGAGGACGGTACACCGGGCGGTAAGCCTGTTTTCCTGACCCCAGCAGCTTGGGACGAGAAGAAAAAGAACCAAGGACCATCAACAACGGCATGTCAGATGCTGCTGAACCCGGCAGCCGGCAATGAAGCGATGTTCAGCAAGGACAACTTGCAATTCGTGACGATCCGACCGGCGACATTGAACGTTTACATCACGGTCGACCCAGCCAGAAGCCAGAAAAAGGGCTCAGACAACACGGTTATGTTGGCGCAAGGCGTCGATGCAGCGGGAAATGTCTGGTTACTCGACGGCTGGGCGCACAAGATGAAGCTCGAAGAGCGGTGGATGCGCATGCGTGACCTTCGCAAGTATTGGTTGGGTGTTCCTGGTGTCCAGCGCGTCGAAGTCGGCTACGAACGCTATGGACTTCAATCTGACATCGAATACTTCGAGCTCGAAATGAAGCGCGAGCGCAATTCTTGGGAAGTCAAAGAACTGGCATGGCCAAACGAAGGCCCGGGATCGAAGATTGACCGGATTGAACGGCTAACCCCATTGTTCGCGAAGAAGAAATACTTCATGGCGGCCGAACTAGCCGAACCCTCGAAGGAGCAGCTACAGGCGGAGAAGTCTGGACGTGGTTATCTGGTGTTCAAGCCCGTCAAACGACGGGACCACGAAGGAAACATTTACTCGCTGAATGCGATGTACTTGAAGGAGTACATGGTTTACCCATTTAGCGCACACGATGACGTGCTCGACGCGTCATCACGCATTTACGACATGGAAATGTCGCCGCCCGTCATTGTGAATCAGGCTGATCTACAGCCCGAGGCATTCGAGGACGGGATTTAGGAGAGACACATGGCAAACGACAGCAAAAAAGACCACTTACAACCAAAGGAACGCGTGACGACATCCGAGACGACGTTTTTGGATGAAGTCATGCGTGCCGATCCACAACAACCGGTCAATGAAGTCGCGTACCAGTTCACCGGGCGCAATTTCTTGAGACCTAAGAACCCCTACGCATGAGTGATGCGCGCGACTTAATGCGCCAGATCCAAGCAGAGGACGATTACGACCGTCAACCGAAGTGCATTCAGGCTATCTACACCCGCGAACAGTGGAAGTGGACGCTCAGACCCGAAAAAGACAAGTTGATCGACACTATTTGCCAACCGGACGTTGAGCCATGAAAACACTCCAATTACTTGACCAAGACACCCCTGAATGCGCAATCAATGACGTATTGATGGCCAAACAGATCGCGCTCGACCTCGACACGGCCTACCCAGGACACCTATGGGCAGTCACATGCGACGGTAGAACCGGTATTGCCACCGTCCGAAACCTTCGCTTGTCTGGTCGACAAGGCTTCATTCTCAGACTGCCTGAGATTTATTCAGCCTCCGATTTCAAGAAGTCGGTACTAAAAGCCGGTGGCGAAATCTTGGAGCGTTACCACCAGCCGCGTGGCGTGGTGAATATCGGCGCAATCGCTGGGCAGAAGACCGACTTCGCGGGGAATAAGCTCTATGACCGATAACATTCCAGCGGCCCCGACAAACTGGCTGCAACTCGCCCAAGAGGCACATACCGCGTCGACGATGTACTTTGATTCGGCCATTCGTAAACACGTTGAGTCGGGTATCAGGCTATTCCAGTCACGTCACTTGTCTGGTTCTAAGTACGAGTCAGAGACCTACAAGCTACGGTCCAAGCTCTTCCGGCCAAAGACGCGCATGGTCATTCGCAAGAATACCGCCGTGGCTGCCGAAGCATTTTTCGCGACCAAGAGCCAGGTATCGATCGAAGCAAACAACGAAGCCGACGAAATGCAGCGTATTGCATCCTCGTTTATCGGTGAACTGGTCGACTACCGGCTTAAAAAGACAATTCCATGGTTTATGACCGTGCTCGGTGCCTACCAAGAAACCCAAGTCAACGGTGTCGTGATATCGCACCAGTATTGGGACTACGACGAGGCCACGGGGACCGATAAGCCAGTCATCGAGCTCTGCCCGGTGGAGAACATTCGTATTGATCCAGCGGCTAACTGGGTGGACCCGATCAACTCGAGCCCGTATGTCATCCATGAAATCCCGATGTACGTGAAAGACGCTCGGGCGAAGATGAAGGCGATCGACCAAAAGACCAACCAGCCGATTTGGAAGGAAATGACCGACGCGCAGCTGCAAAGCGCCATGACCAAACTGTCAGACCCGACACGACTGGTCCGGCAGGGTGGACGGATGGACCCAAAGACGCAAACGGCCAATATCAGAGCCTTCGATACCATTTGGGTACACCGCAACATCATCAACTACGACGGCCAAGACTGGCTTTACTACACGCTAGGCACCACGGCGCTACTGTCTGACCCGATCCCGTTGAAGGAAGCCTACCTACACGGCAAACGCCCGTATGTCATGGGTATTTGTGAGATTGAGGCGCACAAGATATACCCGAGTGGCGTGACGCACTTGGGCGAACCACTCCAGCGCGAGATTAACGACCTTGTAAACCGCCAACACGATCTACTGGCGCAGGTATTGAACAAGCGATACCTAGTCAAGCGCAATAAACAGGTCGATGTCCGAAGCCTGACCCGGCACATTACCGGCGTCACACTGGTTGATGACGTTGATGATGTGAAGTGGATGGACTCGCCAGACGTGAACCCATCCTCGTTTCAGACAATGGACCGTCTAAATCTGGACTTTGACGAGGTTACAGGTTCGTTTTCTCAGTCTTCCGTGAACTCCAACCGGCAGATGAATGAGACGGTCGGCGGCATGCAGCTTTCCAGTGCCGACGCCAACCAAGTATCAGGATTGAACCTGCGCACGTTCGTGGAAACATGGGCGGAGCCGGTTATTCGTCAACTGGTGGCATTGGAGCAAGCCTACGAGACCGACGAAGTCATCCTCTACACCGCTGGCGCCAAGGCAAAGATTCTGGACGACATCAACGCCGAATTGCCAAACGAGGTATTCAGCGAAGAGCTCTCGGTAAGCGTGAACATCGGTATGGGTGCCACGAACCCGGCCATGAAGCTCCAAAGCCTGCTCGGTGCCATTCAAGGGCTGGCCAACGCACTCGCAGACGGCACGCTCGAGCGTTACGGCATGAATGTGGGCGAAGTGATCAAGGAAGTCATGGGCTTTGCTGGGTACAAAGACGGCGCGCGGTTCTTTAGCCAAGAAGAAGACGCCCGAGTGACCTCACTTACCAGTATGGTAAGTCAGCTACAGGCGCAACTGGCCTCGAAGCAGCAAGACCCGGCATTGATCCAAGCCCAAGTCGACAAGATTCGCAAGGAAATCGACGTGCTGGAAGAAAAGCGCAAGGCCGAGACTGCCAAACGTGTGGAAACGGGCGTGAAGTCAATTTACTCGGCCGTTCAGACTGCCGGAGTCATTGCGACCGCACCACAAATCGCCCCAATGGCCGACCAAGTCATGCAGGCATCTGGTTACACCCCGCCAGACCCCATGGGAATCGACCCAAACATTGTGACCGACACCGCGACACAGATTCCGCCAAGTGGTGTGGAACTGCCAGCAACAACGAACACGGACCCAACTTCACCAGAACAGCCGGCACAACCGGCCAGCCCAGCAACCGGGGCAGGCGCTGGCATTGAGACGCAAGAGATATGACCGAAGACGAACGTGATTTAACCCAAAAGCGTGACTTGGGCGAGGCATTTATCAAGTTTCTCCGTTCAAAACACGGCAAACACGTCGCAGCCACGATCGAAACACGTCGAACAGCCGCATTGGAAGCCTTGGTAAAGGTCAATCCTGAAGATGCAGAAGCAATTCGCGCCACCCAAAACAAGGTGCTGGTGTACGACGAGTTTTTTCAGATTCTCACTGACGCGGTGACCGAGGGTGCACAAGCCGCGCAGATTCTTTCATCTGCACCTGAATAGGAACCGATATGACGACTGCCACCCAAGACACGGGCGCGGCCACACCGATGCAAAGCGGTATGGCAGAGGTACTAGCCCGCCGCAAAGAAGAAACGAAGACCGAGTTTGTCATGCAAGACAAAGGCGACGAAGGCAAAAAGCCCGTCGAAGACAAAACCGACTCCACCGACGCTGACACCCAACTCGCCGCGCAACTTGGCGACACGATTGATCCATCCGCCTACGCGACCACCAAGATCAAGATCAAGGTCGACGGCGAAGAACGCGAAGTGACTCTCGATGAAGTGACCAAATCCTTCCAGATCGAGTCTGCCGCGCGCAAACGAATGACCGAAGCCACACAGACCAAGGCAGAAGCAGATCGCCTGTTGGCCGAAGCGAAGGAAAAAGCAGCAAAACCCACTCCATCCGAAGGGACGAGCGGAAACAGCAATACCGAAGTGATCGAAAAGTACAAGGCGCAAGCAGAAGCACTACTTGAAGGTGATACCGACAAGTACGCCGAGCTCGCCGTGGAGATCCAACAACTGACCGGCGCATCTTCGACCGCCATGCCAGATGTTGAGAAGCTCACGAAAGACTTAGTACCCAAGATCAAACAGCAGATGACTGTAGAAAGCGCATACGACGCGTTTACGAGCACCTACTCCGATGTGGTCGCCAACCCAATTCTGTATCAGATGTCCGTGGAGAAATACCACGAACTCACAGCAGAGGGCAAAGACGCCGCTACGGCATTCACCGAAGCTGGTGAACATGCCCGTAGTGAAGTCCGCAAGATGGCCGAAGCACAAGGAATGGTGATTCCGACCCCGAGTACCGCAACAAAACAGGACAGGCTGGATGTGAAGCGGCAGGCAACGTCGACCACTAACGTGAAGTCGGCAAGCCAGACCGCGCAGTCCACGCTGACACCGCCAAAAACACGAGCCGAAGTGCTCGCCCAAATGGCTAAGTCGCGGGGGCAAACACCACCCACTTAAACACTAGGAGAATCAACATGGCCGGACAAATTTGGGCCGTTGCATCAACCGGTGGCTTCCTGTATTCCGACAACCTGTCGGAAGTGTTGCGTTTTCAGGTTCAGCCAACCGTCAAATTCCGTCAGTTCGCTGGCGTGAAAGATGCAGCCCTTCAAGCAAAAAAACACGGTGATCAATTCCACTGGGACGTTTTCAGCGATGTAGCAACCGCTGGCACGACCTTGACGGAAACGACCACGATCCCGCAGTCGAACTTCACCATCACCCAAGGCACGATGACTGTGCTAGAGGGCGGTAACTCGGTGCCGTATACCGGTATCTTGGATGACCTGTCGAAGCTTCCAGTAACAGAAATCATCAACAAAACGCTCAAAAACGACGCCAAGAAGTACCTCGATGGCCAAGCGTACAAGCAGTTCAACGCCACACCTTTGCGTGTTGCGCCGACTGCCGGCACGAACACCAGCGCAATCACATTGACGACCAACGGCACCTGTTCGACGACCAACAACGTCGCACTAGGTAAAGAACACGTCAAGACCATCATCGACACCATGAAGGAGCGCAACATCCCTCCATACATGGCCGATGACTACATGGCGATTGGCTGGCCAACCGCCTTCCGCAAGTTCAAGAACGACTTGGAAACCATTCACTCGTATGTGGATTCAGGCTTCCAGATGATCCTGAACGGCGAAATCGGACGTTATGAAGGCTGCCGCTTTGTGGAGCAGACCAACATCGCGAAAGACGCCTTCACCAACGGTCAATCCAACTGGGTTTACTTCTTTGGTGATGACACGGTGGCAGAAGGCGTCGTGATTCCGGAAGAAATGCGCGGCAAGATTCCGGGCGACTACGGCCGCGATCGTGGTGTGGCATGGTACGTGATGAACGGTTTCGGCCTTGTTCATACACAAGCCGTCAACGCACGCATCATCAAGTGGGACAGCGCAGCTTAATCGCGCTTCTCACCAAACCATGAAGGGCTCCATTTCGGGGCCCTTTTCATTTTTGGAGGTTTCAAATGGGTTATTCAGATCCAAACAACACCGTTCGCCGGGAAGAGCGCATCAACAATCTGACCGGTGTAGCGTCAACCTCAGTCCAACGCTTGCAGTTTTTGCAACGCGGCAAACTGAAATCCGTTGCAGCGTTGATCAACACCGCAGGTACTAACGCAGCCGCAGGGTTCGACATTTTTGTCGGCACCACGTCGGTCGGCGGGATCACTTGTGGCACCAACACTGCCGGTGTGACCGTCAACACGGGCGCAATCAATGCAATCATCCCGCAGAACGGTTTTGTTGACATCCGGGGTAAGGCCAACTCGGCAACCTTGAACGCGTCGCTGGTGCTTGAGTACGAAGTTCTGCACGACAGCACCAACACGGCGTAATGAAAAAGGCCGTTGGGTTGATGAAGATGTCAGACGTCTCCCTCGCGGGGGCGTCTGGCGCTTCTTTTGGCGGATTGACCACCGCCGAGGCGATGGAAGGTTTCAAAAGCACAGAAGCTGACCATTTCGACCACCAGCCGATCACGATTTCCGTGCCGGCCACGGATGACATGATGAACGTCATTCCAAGCACCAAACCCACTTACTACGACCGCTAGGAGGTCCCATGAAAGTATATCCACGCCCAACCGGCGAGATTCAGGGTGACAGCAGCCCAATCCCGATGAAAGGCACTGGCACCGGCTTCTCCGCTACGCCACTGCACGCAGATCAAGAGTCCATGGGAATGGACCAAGACTCATGCAACTGCATGGGTGCTATCGGCCGTTACACCAAATCCGACAAAGGTGAACAGGTATGAAGAAACTCGACAAAGACCGGGATTACGGCACGATCACCGGTGACAGTTTTGGCCGGGCCTATGAGCAAGACGGCGAATTCTTTGACGGCGCCGGTAATCACATTCCCAACGAGGACATCGAGCAGGCCAACGCCGAACAACTCGCCAAAGAGGCGACCGACCGTGCAAAAGCGATCCAGGATGCCTCGGTAGAAGCCAACAAACTGGCCGAAGCTGCTAAATCCAAGGCGCTGCGCGACAAGAACACCGCCGCGACCAAGGCGGCGACGGCAAAAGGCAGCAAGAAGTAATGTGGCGCGCTGAAGACCCGCAGGGCAACGAAAGCGGAAAGGTCAAGTGGGCGATCGTCCCCTACACACAAGGCCAAGGTCTTGATTTAGGGTGCGGTCCAAACAAAGCCTTTCCGCACTTTATTGGCGTCGATAACTACACCGACACCCGACTGTTCGGCATTCAAATGCAGCCGGACGTCACTTCCGACGTGACCAAACTCGATGTGTTCAGCGACGAGAGCATGGATTTTGTCTATTCGAGCCACACGCTTGAGCACATCCAAGATCATCACGCTGCGCTTATTGAGTGGTGGAGAGTCATCAAGCCAGGTGGCTACCTGATTTTGTATCTCCCGCACAAGGATTTTTACCCGAATGTCGGGACCGAAGGCGCGAACCCGGACCACAAACACGATTTCCTGCCGGACGACATCATTCAGACCATGAAGATGCTGCGCGTCGCGCACTCGGGCTGGAATCTGTTGGTCAACGAGAACCGGTCCGAGGGAATGGAGTATTCGTTCTTGCAGGTCTATCAAAAACGCGCCGACAAGGTGCACATCTACCAAGAGACGCTAGTTCAAAAGCGTGCATGCGTCGTTCGATACGGCGGGTTCGGCGACATGATTCAGGCGAGCTACATTCTGCCGGCATTAAAGCGCGAGGGTTATCACGTCACGGTAATGACGACACCAAAAGGGCAGGACATCATCAAGCATGACCCGCACGTCGATGCGTGGATCCTGCAAGGCAAGGACCAAGTACCAAACGACCAGCTTGGCCCCTACTGGGACGAATGGAAACGCCACTTTGACCGCTGGATCAATCTTTGCGAGTCGGTAGAAGGCACATTCTTGGCCATGCCGGGACGTCCGCTGCACTATTGGCCAAAAGCTGCGCGTCATGCCGTGCTCGACCGCAACTACTTTGAAATGACGGCCAAGATTGCACAGGTGCCATTTGAGCCGGTCGGTAAGTTCTACGAAACGCCGGAAGAGCGGGAAGTCACAACTAAGAACCTGTCGCAGTTCCCGGGCAAGTTCGTGATTCTGTTCGTCATGTCCGGTTCTGCCGTGCACAAGGCTTGGATTCACATGGACCAGTTCATTGCCAAGGTTCTTGTGGGTATGCCAAGTGCACAGTTCATTACCGTCGGTGATGCGGATTGCGCGATTCTTGAAGCAGGATGGGCGGAAGAAGACCGAGTCACCAAGCTGTCCGGCCGCATCAATATCCGCGAAACCATGGCGCTCGCCAAACAATGCCAAGTGGTGTTTGGTCCTGAAACCGGTGTTTTGAATGCGGTGGCAAACGAAGACAACATGAAGATCGTCATGTTGTCGCATTCGAGCGAAGAAAACCTGACAAAACACTGGAAACACACGCAGGCGCTATCTTCCAAGACGGCCGCTTGTTATCCGTGCCACCAACTGCATTACAACTGGGACCATTGCGCCAAGAGCATGCAGGACGGTGAACACGACGGCACAGCACTTTGCGCCGCGTCTATCTCGGTTGACGAGGTCTATGCAGCCTTGGCGCGGTGTTATGACGCGTGGCTGATCAACCAAAACGTGAGGGCAGCAGAATGAATCGATCACAGATGCGGAAGGAGATTCGCGCCCTCGCGGATGACATCACCCCGAATCCGTATCTATGGAGCGAGGATTTCCTTAACATGCGTATCGACGAGGCCAGGAAACAAGCCTCTCGACGTGCCAAGCTGTTCGTGACGTCCGAGGAGCAGGTTTGCCGGATGCTGGTGAAGGCAAACGTGCCATTCAGCACGCTCGACCCGCGAATCATCAACATTCGGCAGATTTACAAGAGCGATACCGACGTTCCTATCTGTAAGGTGCACCACGAAGACCTGAACGACCGGTTTCCCGGCTGGCGCACGCAGACCGGCGAAACGCTCGGGTACTGCATGGGCGTGGAGAAACGCAAAATTCGCTGGTTGATGACGCCCAGTGCCGACATTACGATCCGGCTTCTGGCCGTGGTTGAAGCGGACTGTTGGGATAACGACAACGACGAAGACGCATACTTTGCCGAGCGGTATCAGTACGAGCTCATGTCATGGGTGCTGTACCGGATGTACTCAAAACGCGATTCCGACCAGTACGCGCCGGATCTCGCGAAAGACTACTACGACCAGTTTGAGGCCGAGTTCGGGCCGCCTTCTCGTGCGGTCGAAGAACAGTGGGTACTGGAAAACCAGGGCTTCACGGATGACGGGGCGCGATAGTGGCAACCCCGACCAGTAAACCAACCGTATTCACCGGCTTTTCAGGGCTGGTTAACACAATGGACCTCGATCAACTTGAGCCAGGTGACCTCCAAAAGGCGGATAACCTCGACTTGAACGACGGCAAGAAAGCCAAATGCCGCGCCGGATGGGGAACCGTCAAAACGGCTGGTAACTTTCGATCCGGTTGGAGTGATGGTCCAGACTGTTTCGCCTTAACGGGTACAAGTCTGGTGCGGGTGAATGCCGATTATTCAACGACTGCGCTCGCCACGGTCGGCACAAATGACCGTCTCGCCGTCGCAAGAGCACCGGGCCGCATTTATTGGATGACCAATTCGGCCAAGGGTGCGATCGAGGGCAATACCTCAAGGTCTTGGGGAATGGATGCGCCAGTCTTTACAGCAACATCAACTCCCGGCGCCATGCCCCTCGATGACTACCGCGTGACCGTGGCTTTTGTGCGAAACAGACAAGAATCCGGCGCGTTAAACGGTCAAATTGTGACCGGAACCGGTGTTCGCGTGACCATGCCGGCCGGGGAAAAGAACATCTACTGCACCGGGCCCGACGGCACTGAGTATTACTTTGCCGGGAACACCACAGCGTTGACGTTCGATATTCTCGGGGTGCCTGATGGTCCTGAATTGGATACACAGTTCTGCATTCCCCCACCACTGGGCCACATCATCGCCTACTGGAAAGGGCGCATGCTAATCGCAGTCGGCGATGCTTTGTTCTGGACGCCGGCTTTCCGATTGGAAGTCGTGCGACCTGAGAAGAGTTTCGTGCGATTTGGAGAACGCATTCGGATCGTGGCTCCCTTTGAAGGCGGTGTCTACATCGGGACATCAACACGTCACTTCCTACTCTCGGGCAACGATCCGACTAAGTGGCAACCCCTCGTCGTGGCCAATTACGGCGCGATTGAAGGAACACTCGCGGTCAACTTCTCGAACCCTGGACAAGATGCGACCGACGGACAAGTCCCCACACCTGTATGGACCACGCGACAAGGCATTGTGATGGGTAAACCGGGCGGATTGGTCAACGTGACTGAGGCTCGCTACCGATTTGGCGAGGCACAACGCGGATCCGCGGTCATTCGATCGTACGCAGGGTTTAGACAGTACCTGACGGTCATGAATCAAGCAGCACCGGCGACTGACGCCGCTTACTAACTCGCAAGAGTCCATGCCCGAAAGGGCTTTTTTTTGGCCCGTTTCGGGCCTTTTTCTTTTTGGAGGTCCGAAATGACTGTACGTTACTCAACTGCCGCACGTAATCACGCTGCGCAATTTGGCGGTTACGCTGGCGCTTTTGCCGGTGGTGCGCTTGAAATCTACACTGGTGCACAACCTGCAAGCGCAGACGCCGCTGTAACGGGCACGCTGCTGTGCCGGTATTCCGTTTCTTCCGGGGCGTTGACCAAGGAAGTTCGCGCGGTCGGTTCCCTCACGATCTCTGGCGCATCTGGCTCGGTAAACACGGTGACGGTGAACTCGCTGGATATCTTGGGTACGGCGGTTCCGTTCACGACCGACCTGACGACTATGGCCGCACTGGTGGCCAAGGAAATCAACCGCAACCCACGAAACAAACTCTTCCGCGCGACATCTGCTGCGGCTGTTGTGACGATCACCGCCATTCAAGGTCTTGGCACACTGCCAAACACTTGGGCGGTCAACGGTACGGCAACCACATTGACCCTTGGCACACTGGTCAACATGGCCGGTGGTGTGAACCAAGTCAACGGTCTGATGTTCAATCCCGTGACGAATGCCGTGATGTCTAAGAGTGACGCGCAAGTCTGGAGTGGTACGGCGGCTGCAACAGGCACGGCAGGTTGGGGCCGCTTGGTCGGTCCGCTCACGGATGCGGGTGCAACCGATTCATCGGAGGCGCTCAGTCGTATGGATTTCAGTATCGCGACCTCGGGTGCCGATTTGAACATGGCCAGCACATCGTTTACGACTGGCGCACCAAACACCATTGACACGTTTAGCCTGACTGTTCCTGCGAGCGTGTAATGGCAAACATCGCGTTTAGAACGCCAGCGCCGAACCTTAACCCGTACCGTGACTTCAGCGCCACTGTGCCGGCGCTCGCGGTGCAGGTGGTTCGTATTGGCCTTGACGCGACTGTCCCCACGATTTCAGCAACAACAACAAACGGAAATGGCGCATCGATCGCATTTGATACGCCGTTTCCCACGCTTTCGATTACCGGCACGGTTGGCCGGTCGGCAAGTGTCGCGCTTGATACCACCGTTCCCACACTCTCTATTCGGACCGGTGCACTTCTGGCCATTGAAACACCCAGACCAACCATTTCCGCAACTGGGTATGTTGGGCGACTGTCCAGCATTGCACTAGACACCCCAGTTCCCACCCTCGCGATCACGGCAACGGCCGGACAGACGTTCTCGCTGAACCTCAGTACCCCAGCACCAACATTATCCGGCACCGGTCTTTCAGGCACGCTCGGATCCGCAAGCCTCTCAACACCGGTTCCACTGTTATTGGCTACCGGCCGAAACGGGACAATTGCCTCGATCGCGCTGAGTACACCCGTTCCAGCACTCAATATCACGCACTTGGGCGGAAATGTCGTATCGATTAACCTCGATACCGCGTTCCCCATACTGCTTATCGGTGCCAGCCAAGCCGCGACGGTCTCTGTCATTACCTCGCCAGACCTGTTATCAGGCACGGGAAGCCTGATGTACGCCATGAACATGAAACACACGGGCCTTTCGAGCTGGTCCGGCTTTAGAGCAGACTCCATTGCCGTCTTCAATGACAAGCTAATCCGCTTCGACCAAGACGGCATTTGGGAGCAAACCGGCACGAAAGACAACGCCGTAGACATCGATATGCGTCTGAAAACGGGCCTTTCGGACATGAACGACCCGATGACCAAGAGACTGCCGGAAATCGCGATCGTGATGGAAGGCGATACCCAAGCGAAAGTCTTTGTCGAGACTAATTTAGGCGACGAGTACGAGTACAAGATCGAAAAATACGCCGCCGGCGGAAAACACTCGAACCGCGTGAAGCCGGGACGAGGGCTTAGGGCGAGTCTCTACGCCATTGAAATGCGCAACTATCGCGGGGATGCGCTAGAAGTAACATCGATCAAACCCATGCCGCTGGCTACACGCCGCAAAGTGGGATGATTCAGTACACCTGGTATGCCGAGGGGGATGCAACAAAGTACATCCCGTTCGCGAAGAAACAGGCCAAAGTCCAGACCGCGCTAGCGGACCGACTCAGGCAGAAGTTCTGGAACCACAACGTCGCGATCGATGCGAGTACATCGATCAGGCTTCAATGCGCAAAGATTGCCGGGAAGTGGTTGGTGAAGGTGTTTGTGAGTGCGCAAAGTGGTACGAGGTACTTCCCGAGGCTAATGGGCCAATCTTCAACTTTAGGCTTCGCAATTGTCGGGGGGCTTTATTCTAGGATCGCGGTAGGGTCCAGCGGCGAAGATATTGCACCAATTCGAGATACAGCGATTGCTGAAAAAGTATCAACGACTCGACCATCTTTAACTAAAGCCACGCCAAGAGCTGATCATATAGATTCAAAGGAATTTGCACTTTGGCTGCTGGCGAATAAACATTTCGAGAGTGCTCAGGCAGTGCTTGGCATTCGATCTGTGTATCAGTCTACTTTCCAACGATTCCCCGATCCGTTCACAGGCACCTTCGCCTTCGCCGTTAAAAACGGCAGCGTGGCACTGGAAGATCTGAACACGCTTGTGGTGTTTGCCCAAGAACCGCGCTTCTTTTTTCAGCGTAGCGGTGAATGGTACCAAGCGCACCAGATGCTTGATTACAACGCAAACACGTCAAACGTTTACAACGCAAGCTGGGTAGCAGGTCCGGATAAAGGCACCATTGATGTCACTGGGGTGGGAGCATATACCGCGCCAATACCGACACGAAACATAAAGCCGTTTATTTGGTGTGTGGCGCCGGTGTTCAGTGAACGCCGCGGCGCGCAATTTGGTAATGGCGCGAGCTTTCTGACGCTAGACACAATTGACACGTTCACGTTCGAATTGTTTGGTGTGCCACATACGGTCCCGTTTCTACCAGAAGGCACAGAAGTTGGCTTAGGTATTGAGGGTCAAATTGAAGGGGTTTGCGAGTATTGGATTACGGTGCTTTCGTTGAACACAGAAATTGTGTCGGGGCAGACCGTCTACAAAGGCTGGTTTGCAGCCATCGTAAAACCTTACGTGGCCGAGCAGTGGAACGGCACGGCAGTGGATAGTGATGTCTACGTTACTGCGCTGCCCATAGACGATGGAGAGATTGTTGATCTCCGCGAACTGATTTATCCGGCCAACCCGAGAATTGTTTCGTCAGGGCTTGGTCGCCCGCCGCCTAATACGCCGGCAAACATGTTCCAGATCAGCGCCACAATACTGCTTACCGCTCCGCCTTACGATGGGTTATACAACGAGGCGCAGTTTTTGGGGTGCACTGTCGATTCGGATCTATTTGGTGTCGGTGGAGCGTTCAGTATCACGACGCATGTGGGGGGCGATTTATCGAATGTAGCTATCTCGCTCTACAGCCAGACTCAGGTCGCACTTGGGTTTACGTGGGATGGCAATACGTTCACGAACCTAACGCCAACGCTCTACGCAACAATGTCAGACGGAAACGATATAACATTGTCGGACATACCAATAACCGAAAAAACACTCTATGACGGCACGGTGGAGCTAGCGCGGTCTTCAACGCGGATATACGATGTTGTTGGCATTGCCCAATTTAGAGAGTTCACCTTATCGCTACAGAGTGATTTTGCTTTATTGGGTTCGAGCGGGTCTCAGCGCACAGATATCCATTTTTTTTACGGGTACGATGTTGACGCACCAGGTGATGACCTTGATCGAGTGACGTTTGCTCGCATTGCGCCTCTCCAGTTCAGTTTCACTTGCTATCGTTCGCAGGCAGGGCTCCCGCAGGTTCACAACTACGGATATACCTATAAAGGGGTGAGGTTCCAGTCCCCGTCTGATGTGCAGACTGCGCATATTTACGCAAGCGCAGGCGCGACCGGATTCGTAGGCGCTAACGCACGGCGGAGTCTCAGCAGAGACCTTGCGCAAAAACACATCACCGCACCAAATGTTTTACTTGCAAGCGCAACGGGCAACACGCGCCCGTTACCGCTGACTTCTTCAAGCGATATAATTGGTGGCACCTACACCGTAAATTACTACTCCGAACTAACGCGGTTCCCTTTCGTGAGGACATACGGCAAAGATTCGGTTTCTCCCCCGCTTGTTGGCAACATTATTGGGGACACCGGGGATTTGGGATCGCTGTATTTGCGGACGGACGTAGAGGCTCGACTAGGCTACATATTCTGGTGGCGTGGCGACAGTTTGCCGAGAGGTGTTTGTATTGCTGAGTGTTATTCGAGGGACGTGATAGTAGAAAACTTAAACTACGCGAAATATGGGGACTGGGTTGATGGTTTTGAATCCTTCACTAACGCAGCGTTGGAATTTAATAACGAACTAGAAAACGGCGTTGTGTCCGGTGAGCGCGAACCGGCATATGCCGCCGCTTTGAGCGCGGTTGCGTCGTTGATGAATGAGCAAACGGAAGACACTTGGCTTGATGTAACAGAACAACTCTCAGCACTCGCCGCAGTAGCGTTGGCTGCGTCAAAAGTCATCCTAGTCAACAACTTTGCTAATGTGCAATTGCAAGACGAACTGTACGGCGGGTGCCGATTGATTGTCGCTGATTACCCCGAACCCAAAACCCCCCTTCCCGGCAGATTTTTCCGCCCCTGATCAAACCCGCTACGGCGGGTTTTCTATTTATGGAGTCTTGAATGGCAACTGTTGATACCCTGATTACCCAACGCGATGCCTATGCGGAACAGGTCGCGGCGCAGGGAGCGTCATTCCTGAATCAAATTGCGTCCATTACCAACGGACTAACCATAAACGTCCCAGCGATTCCCGCTCCATACGTGGAGTACGCTGACACTGGGGACATCCTCGGCCAACTGACAAGCACAAAGCCACTCCGCCCAAATTTTGACGCGCCGAATTTTCCGGACGTTCCAGCCGTACCGACTATTGATGTTCCGGATAGTAACGCAGCAATCAATGCTCCCCAATTCACGGGTAGCGCGCCGACGTTGACACTGCCGGATCGGCCTACGCTGGATGCGCAAACGCTGCCAACACCGCCGACCATCGAATCCGTTACGCTTCCTGTCCGGCCTTCCTACTCGGTTCCAATCGCGCCAATCGTCACGTCTTTGGCGCTACCGCTAACACCCAACGTCGACATTCCCGTCTTCACCGCCGTCGCCCCCACCATTACCCTCGATCCCCCTTCATTCAGCTTTGCCTTTGCCGAAGAGGCGTATTCGTCTGCCTTGCTGGATCCCCTGAAATCAAAACTGCTGAACTACTTGATGAATGGTGGTTTTGGCATGAACGAAACCGACGAACAGCGACTGTTCGATCGGACGCGAGACCGTGCGCAGAAGACTGGTGCCGCCAACATGGAGCGCATTCGCGGGGAGATTGCCGCATCGGGGTTCGACTTCCCGCCAGGTGTATTGATTGCGGCCCAACAGCAGTCCATTGAGGAAATGAACAACACGATCGCAGAGGCGAATCGCGAGATTACGCTTCGACGTTCAGAGCTCTATGTTGAAAATGAACGCTTCACGATCGGTGAAGTGCGCGCCCTCGAAACCACGTTGATGCAGTTCCATGCCGCACGGATGGAGCGCGCCTTGAATGCCGCAAAAGCCATTGCCGATATCGGACAGGCAATTTTCCAGTCTCAGGTCGCGCGATTTAATGCGACATGGGAAGCCTATAGAACGGCTGGCCAGTTCTTTGAAATTCGCGTGCGCGCGGAAATCGCCAAACTCGACGTCTACAAAACGCAGATGGACGGGAAACGTCTCGAAGTCGAGATTCAAGGTAAACAAGTTGATGTGTACGAAGCGCAACTTCGCGGTATTCAAACGATTCAATCAATCTACAAAACCGACATCGAAGCCTCGCTTACCGTTGAACAGGTCAACCGCACTCGACTGGAAGCCTTTAAGACACAGATTGATGCCTATGTCGCATCAACCCGCGTGAAGGAGCTTGAATTCCAAGCCTACCGGGCAGGCATTGAGGGGGAAACTGCTCGCGTGAATGCGTTCCGGGCCGAAGTAGACGCCTACGACAGTACGGTTCGCGCGGAAAAAGCCCGCGCCGATGTGGCAATTGCCGTATCCGAACAAGCCAATCGACGCGCGCAGATTCAGTTAGAAGCCTACCGTGCAGAAATTGCCGGGTTTGAGGCCAGCATGCGACGCAGTATTGAACAGGCTCGCGTCATTAGAGATACCTACGGGATCGAGATTTCCGCGTTCAAAGCCACAGCAGACGCCGCAGCGGAATCGCTGCGCATCCTCCTCGCGAGGGTTCAGACCAATACGCAGAACAACGCAACGGCAACAAGCGAGCGCATCAACATCGCAAAGCTAAACGTGGATGCGTTCGTGAAACAGGTCGAAATGCAGAAAAGCGCATCGCAGTTCGGCGCGCAGTTCTACGCCGATCGCATTGCCGCCGTACAGAACACGTTGCAAGCACTCATCAGCAGTACAACCTCCGCTTAAAGGTAAACCATGGCACTCAATGACTTTCTACTTTCCGACGGTAACAAACAGCGTCGCCAAATGGTGTTTGGTGCGCCGAATGCCAAAGCGGCCGGCACCGGAGTTCGAGACGCGATTGGTAGCGCGGCCAGTGATGTTGTGAATGCAGACTTTGGCGCAATCGCCGATAACGTCGCACGCGCGGCTCCTGTACCGGCATTATTCAAGCCAGCAATAGAAGCCGGGATCATGGCGCGCAAACCTATCGGTAAAGCGCTTGGTGGCGCGGGTGACTTTGCCGATGGTGTACTTGGGCTGGAAGATAAACCCAAACCACAGGCCGCCGCCGTAGTGCCAGTAAAGAAACCTGTTGCGTTGAATCCACCCACAACGGCAACGCCGGGACTGAACGACCCGACCATCGATGTTCCTTATCAACCAACCGCCGCCGCACCACGCGTTGCAGCACCCAACATCAATGCGGTGCCGTTGCCTAAATTTGGTGCCAAGGGTGGGCTATTCGGTTCGCTAGTCGACTTCAACTCCCAACTGAGTGCCTACGGGACGGCGAAGGCTGGTGAAGCGGTGAAGGGAACCAATTTCAAGAACCAAGTCGCGGCCAATCAAGCCAACACACAGGCAGATGCGAGCGCGGTCAACATTGAGCGTGCGCAGGTTGATTTGGAAGGCGCAAAAACGAAACAGGCCGCTGACGCCGAGGTTAACACGCTGCGCAAACAGATTTTTGCCGAGACCGACCCGAAGAAACGCCAAGCCCTGCAAAGCAAACTGTACTCACTCATCGGCAAACCCCAGCCGAAGTATCAGATCGTCTCTCAAAAGGGGGTGGACGCCACGGGCAACCCAATCGAAACCCCGATGATCGTCGAGGAAGGCGAGAACGGTGTGACTGCAAGACCATTGGTTCAGCAGCCAACGATCCAGACCGACCCAAAAGCCATGGCCATTCGTGATGACAAAGCCATGAGCATTGAACAAAAACGCGCCGCACTTCAAGCCTTGGGATATAAATGAGCGATATCGATAAGTTTCTTGGTGGGCCAAGCGTTGACGACTTCCTTGGGGTTCAGCCGAAGTCTTCTACTGTCCGACGTGCGGGTGATTTGGCCGTTAGCGCCGCAAAGGGTGTCGTCGGTGCTGGTGAAGCCCTTGTCGGTCTTGCAGACATCCCTACCGGTGGACGCGCGGGTAAGTTTCTCGAACAAAAGGCCGGATTCCGCCCGAAAGAGGCAAAAGCCGCGATCGAGGACTTCTACACGCCTGAACAAAAGGCCGCGAACACTGCCGTGCAGGGTGCGGACGGGTTTGTCGATACACTGGCTGCCGCTGTTCAGAATCCTTCCACCATCGTTCAAGCCGGTGTTGAATCACTGCCATTGATGTTCGGTGGTGCCGCGATTGCGCGCGGGGTGAAAGCCGGTAGTGCGGTGGCCCGTGCTGCCGCTGGTGAAGGTGCCGTTGGTGCAGGTTCGGCCGCTGAACAAATCCGCCAAGAGACTGAGACCGGTGATCTGACGGCCAAACAAGCCGCACTTGCCGCTGTATCGGGTGCCGCGACAGGTGGTATTTCGCTGGGGGCCGGTAAGGTTGCGCAGAAACTGGGTATTGCCGACATCGATACATTGCTGGCCGGTGGTTCGGGTGGTGCAAAAGCCGTTGGCGCGAAAGACATCGCCAAGGGTATCGGCAAATCAGTGTTTACCGAAGGCGTACTCGAAGAACTCCCGCAAAGCACCCAAGAACAAGCCCTACAAAACCTTGCGCTGGACAAACCCATCGGCGAAGGGGTTGGCAACGCCGCAGCGATGGGATTGCTCACAGGCGGCCTATTCGGTGCCGTTGGTGGAGCAGCGTCTCAGTACGGCAACTTTGTCGACGGCAAGAAGACAACCGACCTCAAGCCAACCGACCCGGCGCCAGAACTGCAACCCGGACCCGAGGGCGGTGTTGTTACGCCAGGTGGTCAAGCCTTCCAAGATCAAGACACGTTCAAACAGGCATGGGACGCGGCCAGCGAGAAGGAACGGGAAGACTTCATTTCGGGAGCCGCAAAGGCAGAACAGTCAATCGATGCGATGACCCAAGACGCGTTCGACAACATGCAGTCTGTTCGTGACGCCGACTATCGCCGCAAACAGCCGAAAGGCCCGAGCATTGACGACTTTGCGCCACTATCGCCAGAACTGGCCATGGAGCGCATGCGCCAGTCCGAAGTCACGGCACAACGGGCATTGGAGAAACAGCTACTGGATGCCGAAGTCGCTGCCGGCCAAAAGCTACCCGATACCGGCGCTATCTCGCGCGCCGTGAATGCTGGTGTGGATTCTGGAGCCGTGCCGGTGGTCAATGGGGCCCTTGCTGCCGCAACCACGCCAGAACAGGAAGCGCAGCGGCAAGCACAACTCGCCGAACAGCAACAAGCCCAGCAAGTCACCCAAGCCCGTGCTGACGCCGCCACAAAGGCAAAGGACCTACCAAGTGCTGCCGAAGGTTCAGCCAAAGCCCTTCTGGACCAATCACGCCAAGCCCTTGAAGCAGGTGATACCGAGGGTGCATCAAAGCTCATCAAGCAGGGGATTTCGCTTCAAAAGCAGGCAACACAACTGCGCGAAGCAGACACGCCAAAAGTCGAGGCCAAAAATGCAAACCAACCAATTCCCGATTCAACTCCTGCCGGACGAGCCCAAACCGATGGTGTGGTCGACGGCGGAAATAATGTGCCTGCTGGGGCTGATGTCGCCAAGACTTCTAGCCCAGCCACAGCTCCCACCGCTGAAGGAAGTGCTCTTCCTCCCGCTCAACAAGTTGGGCAGACCGAAGGGGGGGCGACCGAAGGGGCGCAAACCGGCAAGGACGGCGCACGTACCGTGGAGCCAGCGACCAAAGCGGCCAACAAAGCAAAGCTAGAGAAGACCATCGCCAAGCGCGCACTCGCGAAAACAAAGGAAGAGAAAACCGATACCGGCACGCACTACGCTGCCGGTATGTCTGACTTCAAAGCCGGTAAACCGCGCGTACTGCCAAGCTATTTCACTGAAAAGACCGGCAAAAACCCAAAGGACTGGTATCGCGGGTGGGATGCCGCAAATCTTGCTGCGCCGGTGGCCGAATCTAGGCCTGCCACGAAGCCGGCAAAGCCTGCCGATGCTGTACTTGGCAAGAACGCCAAGGGTGAAACGGTCTACGAAGACGACAAAGGTATCCGCTATGTAGTAGACGGTGCATTCAAACTATCTGAGTCGGTAGACATGATACCCACCAGACAGGGTATGCAAACGGCACGCTCGAATCCTGATGACCCGCGCTACACGCCGGTCGTTGATAAAACCGATACCGGCCAAAACGACGAGCTCGACGCCGAAATGCAGGCGTATGAACAAGGGCTCACGGCAGAGACCCGGGCGGAAGATAAAGCCAAGCTATCGAAATCCGCCGAGCGTTCGCAAACTGCAAACAAAACCGAAAACACCGAAAAAACGCCAGCCGAATCAACATCTTCGCAAACCTCAAATAGCATACAAGTCTCGAAAAACACGATTTTCACCGAGGACGCAGCCGAAAAAGCCCGCGCAATCCTTCGGAAGAAGCTCTACGGCACGCTAAACAGCGGTATCGACCCAGAAGTCATGCAGGCTGGTATCTCGTTGGCCGGGTATCACATTGAGAAGGGCGCGCGGACGTTTGCAGCCTACGCCAAGGCCATGATCGAAGATATGGGAGAGGGTGTTCGCCCATATTTGAAGTCTTGGTACTTGGGTGTGAAGTTTGACCCGCGCAGCGGCCAGTTAGAGGGCATGGACTCGGCGGCCGACGTGGAGTTATCGGTACTTGAAAACATCGAAAATCAGGCGGATACTGTCAACTCGGAGAAAGCAGATGACACAACTCAACAGCCAAGGGCTGACAACGGAAACGAAGAATCAAGCGATGCAGCTCGGACTGACAGCGCAGCAGATTCTCGACCGCTGGATGGGCGGCTGGCCGAAGCGGACGCTGGAAATGCAGAAGGACGGAAGCCTACTGAGCGCGCTCCAAGAGCAAGCCGACCGCGAAAAGACAGTGGAAGCGGACAACCCGAACTATTCTCATTTGGCGAAACACGAGAAGATGGCGGTGTTCGGGATCGACCCACAACCACCGGGAGCATAACCCCCCAAGAGTTCACTATCTCCGACGAATCGGGGATTGGCGAGGGCGGTCTCAAGAAGAAGTACACCGACAATATCGCGGCGATCAAGCTCGTCAAAGAGCTTGATGCCACGAACATGCGCGCGACCCCTGAACAACAGGCCGTCATCGCCAAATACGTCGGCTGGGGCGGTATCAAGGGTGTCTTTGACCCCGACAACAAGCAGTGGGGCAAGCAACACGCCGAACTAAAAGACCTGCTCACGCCGGAAGAATTCGCCGCTGCGCGCCGTTCCATGCTGGACGCACACTACACCAGCATTGATGTGATCGACGGCATGTACGCTGGTTTGAGTCACATTGGATTCCGCGGTGGCCGGATTCTTGAGCCTTCCATGGGTATCGGCAACTTCATCGGCCGCATGCCGGCCAATATCCGCAGCGAGTCTATGGTGGTCGGTGTCGAACTAGACAAGCTGACGGGCCAACTCGCTCGCCACATCTACCCAAACGCACGTATCGCCACGCCCAAGGGCTTTGAAGAGGTTCGTCTACCGAGTGACTCTTTCGACTTAGCCATTGGTAACCCGCCATTCGGTCAACAATCGGTGTTCGACCCTGAACACAAGGACCTATCCAAGTTTTCCATTCACAATTTCTTTTTCGCGAAGTCGATCGACAAACTGCGCCCGGGTGGCGTGCTGTCGATGGTCGTCTCGCGTTACTTCATGGACGCCGAGGAAAGCCAAGCGCGTGACTGGATTGGTGAACGTGCAAAGCTGCTTGGCGCGGTTCGCCTGCCTTACACGGCATTCAAGACCAACGCCAACACCGAAGTTGTGACCGATATCATCTTCCTGCAAAAACTGGCAGAAGGTGAAGAAAGCAACATCGATCAGTGGTCGTCGACCAAGCGCGTCACCATGGGCTCGAACGCCGATGGGAACATCGACAAGAGCATCAATGCCTACTTTGTCGACAATCCGCAGAACGTCCTCGGAACACCAGCACTTTCAGGTTCGCAGTATTCAGCCAATGAGTACAATGTGGAGCCGCTCGACGGTGAACTTCCTGACCAAATCAAGGAAGCCCTGTCTCGCATTCTCCCGGCGCAATCCTACGAACAAGGCCCAGCGATTCGGTTTGATGAACAGGCACAAGCCGATGTTGCCGTTCCGGACAACCTCAAGAACGGCAGTTTCTTTGAGAAGGACGGTGTCATCTATGCCGCCGTGCCAGGTATTCAAACCGAGTTCACTGGCCGCGCCGTCGATGCGCTGACTCCACTGAACGCTGAACGCATTCGCGGCATGATCAAGGTCCGCGACTCGTTGCGCACGCTGATGCGCGCCGAATTGAATGACCTCTCCGACGCCCAGCTAAATAACCTCCGCAAGAAACTCAACCAAGAGTACGACGCGTTCAAAGCAGAGCATGGGTTTATCAATGCGCAGGCAAACCGCCGCGCGTTTGTCGATGATCCAGACTTGCCTCTTTTGGAGTCACTTGAACCCGACTATGACCCGGGCCTAAAATCGACTTCTAAAGCAGTTCGCGAGAATGGCGAAACGGCACGCCCACCGAAGGCAGGGAAAGCCGACATTTTCCAAAAGCGCGTGCTGGCGCCAGAAACCCACATCAAGAATGTCACAAGCGCCAAGGATGCGTTACTCGCGTCTCTCAACGTGTACGGCAAGATCGATACCGACTACATGGCGCAGATTTACACTAAGCCATGGGACACCATCGCCGCCGAGCTCACCGGCAAGGTGTATCGCGATCCCGCAGCTGGATGGGTAACGTCCGAAGAGTACCTATCGGGCAATGTGAAATCCAAACTTGCGCACGCCGAAACGCTAGTCAAGATGGACCAGGACCTGAAGCCGAATGTTGAAGCCCTCAAGGCGGTCCAGCCGGTCGACCTACCTGTTACGAAAATCTCGGTGCGCCTTGGCTCCTCATGGCTGCCGAACGACACCGTCAAGCAGTTCATTCAAGAAACAATCGGGGGTAAGGCCACGGTGCACTACGAAAAGTCACTGGCGCGCTGGTTTGTTGGTCTCGAGGGGGCAGACCGTACCGCGACGAATATCACGTTCGGCACCAACCGCGTGCCGGCCGAGGAAATTCTCGTCAAGGTAATGAACAGCCAAGAGATTCTTGTTAAGGACAATGTTGGGACCTCGCGTGAGACGGTATATGTGGTCAATGAAGTTGAGACCGAGGCCGCAAAAGCAAAAGCAGACGACCTCAAAAACAAGTTCAAAAACTGGATTTGGGCCGATGCCGACCGGGCTGAAACCCTTGGCCGGTTCTGGAATGACAACTACAACACCAACCGCGACCGCGTCTATGACGGTTCACACTTGACGCTACCTGGCTCGAATCCGGCCATTACGCTACGCCGTCACCAGAAGGATGCGATTTGGCGCGCATTGTCCGATCGCGTGATCCTGCTGGACCACGTCGTCGGTGCCGGCAAGACGTTTATGATGACCGGCATTGCCAAAGAAATGCGCCGTCTCGGGATTGCAAAGAAACCCATGTTTGCCGTGCCGAATCACTTGGTACGCTCATGGCGCGACGAAATTTTCCGCCTTTACCCTTCCGCGAACGTCCTTGTGGCTACCGAAGCCGACTTCGAGAAGACAAACCGCCGCCGTCTGTTCGGCAAGATCGCCACCGGCGACTGGGATGCCGTCGTTATCGGCCATTCGTCGGTGAAGAAGATTGGTCTACCGGTCGAATCCTCAATGAAAGTGTTGAAGGAACAGCTCGACGAGTTATCAGCCGCGATCGAGACGATGAAGCGCGAGCGCGGCGACAAAAGTGTCGTGAAAGACATGGAGCGCATCAAAGTCACGCTCGAAACGCGCATGAAGAAGTTGAACGACAAGGCCGGGAAAAAAGACGACGTCGTCAACTTCGAGGAAATGGGTATCGATGCCTTGTTCGTCGACGAGCTCCACGAGTTCAAGAACCTGTTTTTCTATACGCAAATGTCACGCGTTTCAGGGCTGGGGAACCCGTCTGGATCCGGCAAAGCCTTCGATATGTTCGTGAAGTTCCGCAATCTGGTCGATCGATTTGGCGAACGGGCGGTGCGCGTAGGCGCGACTGGCACCCCAGTCTCTAACTCGCTGGTCGAAATGTACAACATGCAGCGGTACATGCAGTACGACGAATTGAAGCGCCGCAGCATGCACCTGTTGGACGGCTGGGCCGGTAACTACGGCGACATCGAGCAAGTCTACGAGGTCCACCCTTCCGGTAATGGGTTCCGTGTGGCCACGCGCTTTGCAAAGTTCGTCAACTTGACGTCTCTCATGCAGATGTATCGCAGTTTCGCGGACACCATCACCATGAAGGACCTGAAACGCCAAGCCACGGAAGCCGGACAGAAGTTTCCGGTACCAATGGTCAAGGGCGGTCGGCCCCAAAACGTCGTTGTTCCTCGCAGTGATCAGCAAACAAAGTTTTTTGGAATTGCCGAGTTTGCCAGGAACGAAGACGGTTCCATCAAATTCAAAGCCAAAGGTTCGCCGAGCGACTATGTTTTTGAGAAAGACGCCAAAACCGAGAAGTGGTCCTATCGTAAGAGCGATTCCAATTATGGGAAAGGCTCGTTCGAGGGTGAAGCCCAAGCGCGTCAATCATTGGCCGATGACCTCACGACACCGGTCACCGGATACAACAAGGGTTCAATCCTCGACCAGTTCGAGAACCTCCGCGAATTGACTCGCGAGAGCAAGGGCAAGATCAACGCGTTATCGATCACCAACAAAGCCCGTAAGGCCGGTCTCGACTATCGGTTGATTGACCCCAGCGCCGCCGATGACCTCGGCTCCAAGATCAACGACGCGGTTAGCCAGATCAAGCGCATCTACGATAAGTGGTCAAAGGATAAAGGCGCGCAGCTGGTGTTCTGCGACCTGTCGGTCCCAGCCTCGCAAGTGGCAAAACTCGCCCTCAAAGAACGTGATGTATACGTTCGTAATGGCGAAGACTTGAAGAAGTTCAAAGCGACATCGCACAACATTGCAGCCGTTGAGTCGGTGTTCTACGTCGGCAAAACCAAAGACGGGTACATTGCCTACGACGCGATGACCGGCAACAAGGTCAATGGCGTGCAGGGAGAGAAACGGTCAGATGTTCTTGACCAACTCAAAGAAAACGCCGAGGCCGGTGGGCTGACGTGGCTACAGACTGTTCAAGGCGAGACCGAAACGCTCACAGACGAAGCCATCAAAGAATGGCGCGACGAGAACGAGACTTCCGACTCAGACGAGGAAGAAGAGGATTCGGTATCACTTACCGATGTGCTGGCGCTGGCCGGAAACGGCGCGAAGTTCTCGGTCTATGACGACGTCAAGGCCAAACTGATCAAGATGGGGGTTCCCGCCGAACAAGTGGCATTCATTCACGACGCCAACACGTCGAAACAAAAAGCCGCCATTTTCAAAAAGGTCAATGCCGGCGCGATTCGCGTGCTGCTGGGATCCACCCCGAAGATGGGGGCAGGCACAAACGTCCAGGAGAGGCTTGTCGGTTTGCATCACTTGGATGCGCCATGGCGGCCTTCTGACCTCGAACAACGTGAGGGCCGTATCGTTCGCCAGGGTAACTCGCTCTACGCGCGGGATCCAGAAGGCTTTGAAGTCGAGCTACTTCGCTACGCCACCGACCGTACCTACGATACCCGCATGTGGCAGATCATCGAGCACAAAGCCAACGGTATCGAACAACTCCGAAACGCTGGTGCCGATGTCAACGAGCTCGACGACATTGGGGGAGAAGCCGCGAACGCCGCCGACATGAAGGCGGCCGCGTCTGGAAACCCGCTGATTCTCGAAGAGATCAAACTCCGCAACGAAGTGAAGTCACTCGAAGCGCAGCGAAACGGCTGGTTGAACGAGAAAATCACGATCAATCGCGATATTCGTGAAATCACGAACTGGCTACCAGACCAAATTGAGAAAGCTAAAGCCAAGGCCGCGCCTTTGGTTTCTGTTCGCGACAAGAACACCACCGAAGAATTCAGCATGAAGGTGGGGGACACCGAATATGCCGAGCGTAAGGATGCGACCAAAGCCATTGCCGAATCAATTAAAGGTCTCGCCAAAGCGGTCGGAGAAGTCTCGACAATCGCAAACTACCGCGGGTTCAAGGTTCGCGCGCAGCTTGAGGGCAAGAGCAAATCTGTCGGGTTAACGGTTTGGATTGAGTACGGCGAATTTCAGCGTGCCGTACTGTTCCATGACCTAGCCGATGGTGATGTCAGCGCATCCGGGCTCGTTACCCGCATTGATAACGCAGTCAACGAAATCGGCGAAGACGTTCCTCGCCTAGAACAACAACTAGAAGCCTCCAAGAAGCGCCTGCCAGACCTCAGAGCGTCACTTGATAAGCCGTTCGAGAAAGAGGACCGTCTCAACGAGGCCCGGGTAAAACACGGCGACGTCCTGCGCAGGTTGAAAAAGTCGGGCGGAGCCGTCGAAATGACGCCAGCCATGAAACGAGAGTTTCAGGCGGCCGTGGCCAAAGTCAATCAAGGTCTCAAGGATTCCGGCTTCGACATCCCGGCGATGTCTCGCCTGAACCCTGCCAAAACCAAGGAAGGGCTACCGGCCTACTTCAATGAAGACGTTGTACTGGCAGAACCACGCTTTGCGCAAACCCAGCCTCAAACCGGTGTCCGGTACGCGTTCGATATCGTCGATCATCCTAAATTCAAGTCGCTGGACAAGAGCAAGAGCGCCGAGATCCGCCGTGAGATCGCCAAGGTGGGTTCGATTCTCTTGACCTTCGACGAGAACGGCCAATTCAAGACCTTCAACAACATCCAGATTTACAACCAGAATCGCGGCCAAGGATGGGGCAGTAAGACAGTCGGCGCGATCATGGAAACGCTACCGCCCGGACAGGTATTGACCATTGAAGATATTGTCCCCACTGCCGTAGGCTTTTGGGATAAGATGGGTGCTAAGTTTCCAAGTAGCGATGGCTACATGGAAGCGCAATTCACACCGGAACAGTATTGGAGTGCTTATGAAAAACGAATTGCTGAATCGAACGCCAAGTTCTTTGACGAAGACGGAACTGGCGGAACGCCGCCGCTTAGTCGCCAAGGAAATGGAGCTCCCGCCAAACTACGTTCCCAAGGACGATCTAGCGTATCTGGACTCAGCGCCAGCCAAGTCCGCGAATTCGTAGGTAAATCCCTCAATCGCATTGTTGCACCGGTCCAGATTGTTCAATCGACCGCAGAAGCCAGCAGATTAACCGGCTTTGACATCCCCTCAGACTCTGCCGGTGTCGCCCATAGGGGCAAGATTTATCTCATTGCAGATAACATCACCTCGAAACTAGATGCTGAACGCACCTTCTTCCATGAAGCGTTCCACGTCGGAATTCGGACCAAGTACGCCGCTGCAACCCAAGGCTACGAAAACGCGCTGCGCGGTATCGCGATGAAGAATCCGAACATTCGGAAAGCGGCCGGCGAGTGGAGCCTGTCATTCGGTAAAGACGCCGTCGATATGCGTATTTCCTACGGCATGACCCCGGAAAATGCCAAGGCACAGGTGAAACTACTCGCGATCGAGGAAGCTCTCGCCGACATGAGCGGGGCAGTCTCCGACCGGATCAACGGACTCGACACACTTCTGGCCGCGATTCAGAAGCTCATGCGCGCCATGGGATTGAACACCCTGGCTGACTACTTTGAAGGGCTCTCGAATGCCGAAGCACTCGCCATGATTGCCGACGCGAGAAAGAGTACGGTCGCGCGCACCGAATCAGCAATGCAGCCAGCAATGTCTCGCGATCGGGTATACAATAACAGCCGTGAAGACCTATCCAACTTCAACCGCTACGACGCTGCTAACGACAAACCCTCGCAAGCGTTACGTGACGCAATCAAAAAATTTGAAAGAGAAACCCCCGGCTTTCAAATTGACCCGCTTGGTAACAGCCGCGTCATTGTCACTAGGCTCAAAAAAGACGACTTAGTTTCTTCTCTAAAAACCCTCAAAGAATTCGGTGACACCAATAATGTTGCAGTTGGCATTAGCTCAAAGACGGCCAGCTACACCGACTTTTCAGAATCAAGCGGTTTCCGTGCATATATCCAGCGCGCTGACGATGAAATAGGTGGTCGCGTTTCATACGAGCGCGACAGCAATCACTTTGCCAGAATCGTTGGAGTTTACGCTCCAAGATCTCTCAAAGGCGAGGTGCGTTTCTCGCGCAAACCAAGCGTCAACACGCTACTCAAGAAATATGGCTACGCGCCTAAGTACGACTTTGAAGTCGTGCGGGCTCTAAATGCTGGCGATCGGATATTTGCTTTCAACGAGCAAGACGAAAAACCGATTGAGATTACATCGGTCACAAGCAAAGAGGGTATTGATGAATACCCGCTCGACCGGCTATTGATTCTCGACAAGATGGCTGGTGTTCCAGATGCGCCCGTCCTCTCCCGCGCCCCACAAACCGACACCCCAGCCTTCCGCGAGTTTGTTAGGCAGTTTGTTGCAAATCAGCCAATCGACAAATACACCTACGACCGCGAACTGAAAGACCTAAAAGAAGAAATCATAAACGACTGGTCAAACGGTAATACCAACCGGCAAACCGGATCATTTGGCCCAGATGAAATTAACGCAGCATTGCGGAAAGAAAACAAGGCGCAGTATTTTGATGAAGACGGTGATTACACCAACGAGGGGAATGACCGCTATACGGAGATCGAGAGCTCGCTGGCCGAAAAATATGCGCGTGCGGAGTTAGGGGAGCCGCAAAAAAAATCGGTTGACCTCACCGATCCGGCAAACGCAGCAAACGTGCTGCGTGAATACTTCGACGCCAATGGCTTGGAACCCAACATAGTAGGCGGATCGGGTAAATCTAGGAGCAAATATTTCACGCTCGGCGACGGCACGGAAATTCGCATATCCGACCACGAATTACCGGATCAATACGACCAACGCGCAAACGAAAACATTATTTTGCCGGACGATGCTGATAAAGCAATGGACGTTTTGGCGGAAGTCGCAGAACGATACGTGAGAAACGCCACCCCCGCTAACAGCGCCGATCAAGATCAAAGCGCCTCACAAGGTGAGATGCAGGAGCGGTCGGTGAGAGCCGAAACTTCCGGGTCGACGGAACCTGCACAGATAAACGCGGGCGGTGGCAGAGGTGATATTACCAAAAATCCCGCCTTCCGCAAGTGGTTTGGTGATAGCAAAGTCGTGAACCCTGATGGGACGCCAATGGTGGTGTATCACACTACGGTTGCTGGCAGCAAAATCACTCGGTTCAAGCGACGCATGAATGACATCGGTATGCACTTTGGTACCAAGGGGCAGGCAGAAGACCGATTCATCCTCAAGAGCGAGAGCGACCCATACGGACCAGAGCTCCGCGGTATTGAGCACGCGACCATACCGGTATATCTAAGCATCAAATGGCCGCTTCGACTAAATGACATAGGTGCATTTGATTCAGAAAATCTGTCGTTTGAACTTGAGCGCCTTAACGTCGCAACCAAAGACCAGATCAATGCCGCCATCCGCAACAACGGAAACGAAGGCGGAAAAGTTGCCGCACTACGCGCCCTGATTGAACGCAAAGGCTATGACGGCATCGTCTATAAGAACACCGGGGAGACGGGCGGCTCTGCCAAATATCGCGAGGCGCGTAATGCGGCAAGAGACGCCCTAATTGCATTGCAAAAAGCCCGTGGCAAATCGCTTAACGCTTACGACCTTGTCGACCAACAAACTCCAGAGTACAAGGCTTACGAAGCGGCCAACAAAGCCTATGCCGATCACAGAAATAGCAACGCCGAAGACAGCTGGATTGCGTTCTACCCCACCCAAATCAAATCCGCGATCGGCAACAACGGCAGTTTCAATGCCAAAAATCCAGATATTGCCTTCTCCCGCACCGGCACCCTCAAAGACTTCATCGAGGGCGGTGACTTCAAGAAGAAGACAACCGACGCGGTAGGCGCACTGTTCCAGAGCCAACGGACTTTCGGGGCATGGCATAAGACAGTCGGCACCCAGTACCACAAAGCCCAGGTCGATGCAGACTTCCGGCCGGTGTACGAGTCAGGACAAGCGTATTTGCGCGACATGGCGACGATTGCCAACAACGCAGCCGACCTCGCTCCTGATCTTCTCCCGAAACTCCAAGACTCGGTACGCGCTGCGCTGACCAAAGGGGCAGTATCGAAGGCCGACGAACAAGCGGTATCGAATGCGGTGTTCAAGGGAACACTGGACGACACGGTCTATACCTCGGCTGCTGATGCTGGTCTAACCCCCGAACAGTTTGCGTTTTACAAACAAGCCCGGGCGGCGATCGATAACAGCCTTGACGCCCTTGTGACCTCAGAAGCGGCCAGACTTGCCCGTAAGGAACGCGGTGTCTTCATGGCGATCAGTGCGGCGAAGTCTCGGAACGACGCGATGATCATTGCCGACTTCCTGAACCAAGAAGCCGACCTCGAGCCGGATCCAATCGCCGCCAAGCGGAAGCAGGCGCTGGCAGATTCGATCATTGCCAAGGTGGACCGTATCAACGACCTGAAGCAGAAGGGTTATGCCCCCCTCACGCGTTTCGGTACCCATACGGTCTACGTGGTGGAGAACGGCATTCAACGGTCCTTCACGCTCCACGAAAGCCAGGTGGAAGCCAACCGTACCGCAAAAGCCATGCAGGAACTTTACCCACAGGCGAAAGTGACTCAGGGCATTCTGAGCGAAGAAGCGGCCAAGCTGTTCCAAGGCATTTCACCCGACACCCTCGAACTCTTCGGCGACGTGGCCACGGTCGGACCAGACGGCCAAGAAGTGTTCTTAGGCCAGACACAGGTGTTTCAGGAATATCTCAAGAACGCGGTGAACAACCGGAGTGCTCTAAAGCGCCTGATTCAGCGGAAGGGAATCGAAGGCTACTCGAAAGACGTTACCCGCGTGCTGGCGACCTTTATCACGTCGAACGCTCGGGCGTCATCGGGAAATTACCACCTTGGCGACATGCTCGAAGCCACGAACGATATCCCGAAAGAGAAGGGTGACGTCAAAGACGAGGCGGTCAAGCTGCTCCAATACGTCCAAAACCCAGTCGAGGAAGCGGCCGCGCTGCGTAGTTTCCTGTTCGTGCAGTACCTTGGCGGTTCCGTTGCATCTGCCTTTGTGAACATGACACAGCCACTGCTCCAAACCTTCCCGTATCTGTCTCAGTGGGGACCGGGCAAGTCTGCTGCTGAACTGACCAAAGCCCTCGGCATGGTGGGTAAGGGCGCCAAGATCACCGACGAACGTCTCGCCGCGGCACTCGCCCGGGCAGAGAAAGACGGTGTTGTTTCGCCGCAAGAGATTCACCAGCTATATGCGGAATCCGCGCGGACCTTTGGCAATAACCGGGCGATCCGTCGTGTACTGACGGTTTGGGGCTCCCTGTTCGGTCTGGCTGAACAGTTCAACCGACGTGTCACGTTTATCGCGGCATGGAACATGGCTAAAGACTTCACGCCGGCAGACTTCCAAAAAGCGGGTGTTCGGTCGGCATTCCAGTTTGCCGAAAAGGCCGTCGACGAAACCCAGGGTATCTACAACCGTGGTAATCGTCCTGACTGGGCGCGCGGTGCACTCGGGGCGACCCTCTTCACCTTCAAGCAGTTCAGTATCAGCTACCTCGAGCTCCTGAAACGGCTTCCAAACCGCGAAAGAGCGATCGCTCTCGGTATTCTGGTACTCGCTGCGGGTCTACAGGGTTTGCCCGGTGCCGATGACTTGGACGACGTAATCGATGCCTTGATGCAGTCGCTGGGCTATTCGTGGAACTCGAAGCAGGAGAAACAAAAAGCCCTCGCCAACATCCTCGGGCGTGACGGTGCTAACTTTGTGATGAACGGATTCTCCGCGCTGCCAGGTGTTCCCCTCGACGTGCAGGGGCGTCTCGGGCTTGGTAACCTGATACCGGGAACTGCCGCGCTCAAGAAGTCCGAAGTCAATAAAGGCCGGGACGTCATTGAAATCCTTGGTCCGGCCGGTGGATTGGTTCAAGACGTGGTCCAAGGTGCCGGAAAACTGGTGACGGGTGATATCGGCGGTGCTGCGCAAGAGTTTGTACCGGTGGCAATTCGGAACGCAATCAAATCGGTGGATATGCTTCAATTCGGCATGTACCGCGACGAAAAGGGGCGTAAAGTCTTGGACACAGATGCTTACGACGCATTCATTAAGGGCGTAGGCTTCCAACCAAGAGACGTCGCCGACGCCAGTCGTACTATCCGGCGCGTCAATCAGGATGTTGCCCTCGTCAAAGTCGTGGAATCCGAGATTGCAGAGAAAATGGCACAAGGCTACTTCGAGAAGGACCAGCAGAAGATTCTGGACGCCCGAGCCCAGCTGATGAACTGGAACCAGACCAACCCCGGAACGCGGATCCGGATTACCCCGGCACAGGTACAAAGACGTGTGCGCGAAATGAACATGACGCGGGAACAGCGAATCGTGAAGACGGCACCGAAAGAAATCAGGGCCGACGTGAAAGCGCAGCTACAGTGAAGGCTGCGCTTATCGTTGCTGGGCTCGTTGCCTGCGCATTATTTCCCCCGCTGATATTTGTCGGGCTCTTCGTTGTTATTGCTTCGGGGTTTGATCGGTGGATGAATCCGCCGTAAGCAAGTCCTTTGGCCCCGGCATACCATACCAGCGCCCATTCACCCAAGCGCGAAAGTCGTTGACGTAGTAGAGCGGTCCTTGGCCTTCAACCACCGGACAGGCGCAGCCCCTAATCTCGGTTTGCGCCTGCGTCCGCCATGGCTCTGGAATATCTGCAATTCGGATATAGGTTGGCCTACCATCAATGTTGTACACAGGCACGGCGTCAAGTAGCTGCTGTTTTGTCGTGATATTCATGACTTCTCCGCAATTTTTGCTGCATCTAGGTTGACGTTCCGGTAAACGTTCCGGTTTTAATCGGCTTGCCCCGAGAAATATCGGGGAATATCGGAACGCTCACGCTTTCTCCACTGATTTCAAAATGTACGCTTTGGCAATCCGATCAAATACCTCGTCACCCCACTCATTCATCGCAAGATTCACAGCAGCAGCGCATACCAAGCGCACATTCTCGCCGTGTAGCCGCTGGCTGAGTTTATTCGATCAATGCTGGCGGCGTATGGCCTACGAGTCCAACCTTCACGCTGGTTGTGGTCGAATGGTATGCCGGTGATACTGCAACGCCATTTGCACCTGTTGGCGGCTCTCACAAGGTCGTCAATCGTTAAGTCAAACGGGATTTTGCGCGTCTTCGAGTTTCGCTGGGCGATCTGAAACATCTGCCGAAGGATGGTGACAATCTCATCTTGGGTGGCATGATCCGCGTCTTCGACCGGAATTGTCTGGACGATATGCGGCTTCGTTTTCAGCAGCTTTTCAGTGGTTTCTCGGCGCTGATCTGCCACCATTTTTTCCAGAAGCTCACTAACATTGACGCGCCTAACAGCTTTGCGCTTCTTGGGGTATAATTCCTCATCAATTGCACTAAAAATGTTAGGCGTTGGCATGTAACTCCTTGTTTTGTATGAATGAGGCTTTGCATGGCATGCAAGAGGTCAGCAGTTCGATCCTGCTTATCTCCACCAAAATCAATAACTTACGTTGCATCGACCGGAACCGCCTAACAAGCGCCTAACTTTTTGGGTGGTTCCGGCAGCGTTAGTGTGATTGCTGACACCGCTTCGGCGTGTCTGTCTAAGTACCCTTCCGTGGTACTCATTGTTGTGTGAGCCAAGCCCACCTGTATCTGTTCCTTCGTGTACCCCATCCGTCTAGCGACTGACGCGGCGTATGGCCGGATTGACTTCGTAGTGAAGCCAGAAAGCCCTGCAAGGGTCTGCGCTCGGTCGAAGCTAGAGCGTATGCCAGAAGCAGTGTACGGGTCGCCGTCCGGCTTGCAGATGACATACATGCTGGCAACTTCATGGCCTTTCTTGAGTTCCGTGGCGCGTTCCAAAACCGCGTCAATCTCTGGCGTCCGCTGGATCGTCACGTTCTTCCCGCTGGATCTCCGAGTCTTTAATGGCGTGACCGATATTCCGTTACCCTGAAACTGTGTGAGCATCAACAGTCGGGCGTCCGTGTTCCGCTGATAGAGTAAAAAGCACAAATCCATGTAGCACTGAAGCATAGGGGATAACTTCGCCCTGATTGAATGCCAAGCCTCCACCGACCATTGCACCCGTTTGGCTGGCGGCAGCTTCACTTCAATGTCTCGGCATGGATTGTGCGAACAGTAGCGGCGGGTACAGCACCAGCGGAAAAAGGTCGATAGCCTGGACTTGTAGTGATGCTTCATTCGTGGCGTGTTCAACTGGTCAAGAATGTCCAGAACGTCAGCCGGCGCGACTTCCTCAGTCGATAGTGACTTTAGGGCGATCTTGCAATCATCGTAAACCCGCCCATATTCCTTCCGGCTTTGCTCGGACAGGGTAGATAGGTACGTTGTCTTAAATTCCTCGATCCGAGCCGGACAGTTGCCTACAATCTCCGGCTGTTCGATCTTGGCTAGGGCTTGGAATAGCGCCGTTTCCCCATCTTCCACGCGACTCAGCGGGATAGCCTTCTGCTTCCGCTTGCCGTCCACGTAGCTGCTAACCATCTTGTAGTAGCGCCCGTGTGAGATTGTGAGGTTTTTGATCTTCATGCGGCTTTGAACTGATGCACCCTTCCGCTAACGACAACGGGAGCCGTAGCACCCGCACAGACGGCATTGTAATGCGCCCGTTCCAATATTACCTCGCCAGCTTGCATCCTTGCTCGCCAGAAGCCCAACTGAGCCAATCGCTCAATCTGCTTTGACGGCTGGACGTAGCCGGTCACATCGGCTAATTCGTCTTTCGACAAAATCAGTCGTTCGCTCATGTCTTGGCTGCGCTGGTGATGGTCATGGCTTCATAGCCTTAAAAATTGCTCGGTTTGTTTCGTTGGCCTGTTGGTTCTTAATGTGACGTTTTGCGGCGGCAAATGCTTTGGTGTAGCCAGCCGTAATCTCCGCGTCCGTTAAACCTCGATAGCACTCAGGATGCCAAGTGCCGTCGATCACGCCGCACACGCATGGGGTGTAGCCAAGTATTCGCTCAACTTCGTCGCGGGTCATACTGGCTCCGGCTGCGGGATTGGCTTGGCGCGGGTGTTCCACTCCTTAATCGCAGCTTCTTTAGCCACGGCTTCCCATTCTTCTTTGGTGCCTTCGCCTATTGTTTGAATGCGAATTTCACCGCACGTTGCGCCGCATTGGTCGCACTCGGCAACACGCCAGCGGAAGCAAGAGGCTTCGTGTACGTTAACCCCGACGTAGCCACAAAACGGGCATGGTAACGGCTCAGTCATTTCGGCTCCGTAGGTTGTTGTGCTGCTATGGCTGCGTCGATTGCTGCGCGAAAATCGCCTTGTTTTTTGCTGACCATGCGCCAAACAATGTGACGCCATTGGCCGACAACTTCCCAATGCCATTTGCAATCAGCGCCGATCACCCCGTTCCATCTACAGGCAAACAGTAACGATTGCAACGTATCCAACCTCTCAGTATCCTTCTTGGCGGCTGCGAGTTCGGTGGTGAGCGCCCCGGTCTTTTCTTCTTCGCGTCGCAATTTTGTTTGGACATGGGCAATGTAATCTGCGGCGCGAGAGAGAATGATTGCCGGGATTATGGTTAATCCTTCGGCACACCCATTCCCTTGATCAGCTACGCGCTTTCTTAGCTCTGCTGCAATTGATGATTCATCGACTAGGCTCATTTGGCGCTCCCTCGAAGTGCTGCCGCTGCCATTAACTGCACCGGAAGTCCTAGCGCAGCTGACAGTCGGGCGCACATCACAATGCCCGGTTCACACTTATCGCCTTCAAGTCTGTGCAAGTGGCTTTTGCTACAACCAGCGGCCTCCGCAACATCTTCTAGCGTCATGTCTAGGGCGTTGCGTCTGGACTTTAAGAGTGTGCCAAGGCTCATTTGTTCGGCTCCTGTTCTGCTATGGCTGCGATAGCCTCGTCAGTTGATTTGTCAATGTCAGCGGATATTTTGCAGTTCAGGCTAAACACCAATACCGGCTCTTTGAATTGCCCCCATTCAAAATCTGCGGCAATCAAGCGCGGCTTCCAGTACGCCCACCTCTCCGAATCCTTCCTCAACCGTTCGCACTCTTTCTGGCTGGCTGCGAGTTCGGCGATGAGTCTGCTCTTGTCGTTGAAGGCGGACCTCAATTTCTGACGAATCAAATCGTGCTGCTCCTCCAACTCTTGCATTGCTTTGGATAGGCTCATTTGGCGGCTCCTCTCATGGCTCGGTAAACAACTTCGGCAATATCGTTAAATGCAGCGTCGGCGTAGAAGCCCTCGGCAATTTCTTTGCCACCAATCTCAATCATTTCCGGAGTCGACTCGGCTGGTGGGGTGGTGTAAATTGCAACGTCCGTTTCCATGTGACGGTACGGCGTGATGCACTGGACAACTGTTTCGCCACCTGATAACGCGGTAAACGTATCGGCTCCGATATAACCAAGAGGCTCGGCTAGTGGGGTGGTTGCGTACAGCGCCATATCGCAATCGCTGTACTTCTTGTGCCACCCGTTGAACGACTGCCCCCGCGTAAGCGCATCGTGGAACTCTTTAGAGTTAGCCCACGCAACAGGCTCTACTGGGGTGGCTTGTGCGGTTTGCCATGCCTTCCACGCCGATGGCTCAACTATCGGGTCAAAGCAGTTATC